AGAAATGATGGCGTGACCATCGACTGCTCCAAAGACCAAGGAAGGACCAAACAATCCTTCAAAAAGGAGTGTGACATCAATCACATCATGGCCCGATACAAAAAAACGGGCTTCGTGTCACCACTCCTTCTCAACCAGCGACAAGCGATCTTCGCAGACGTTTCAGAAGTCGGAGACTTCCAAGAATGTCAGCAACGAATCGCAGCAGCTCGGGATGCGTTCCTCACTCTACCGAGCGCCATGCGCTCCCGGTTCGGCAACGACCCCGCACAGCTCCTGGACTTCTGCAAGAAACCGGAAAACCGCGACGAGGCCATCGAACTCGGGATTATCCCGAAACCGACGCCGGAGACACCTCCGGCACCGGAAACCAACGCGCCAGAAGCCACGGAGAGCGACAAAGAGACACCAGCCAAGGCCTAAGGTACCCCCCTCTTTCAAGGTCCCCCCTTCGGTTGAGGGACCTTGAGAGGGGGAACTTTGTTGTAAAAAAACAGCGCACCAACCCCACGTTGGCACGCTAAAACAGACACCCAAGGGTGTCAGTTAGCACAGATAGATCAAGTAACATCTGTGCTGGCCTGGAGGCCAAATGAGCCGCAGACGGCATACCGAGCATAAGTTCAGCGAAGTTCCCCGAGCGACAATTCCACGCTCTCAATTCAACCGCTCGCACACTCACAAGATGACTTTCGATGCGGGATACCTCATCCCGATCTACGTCGATGAGGTCCTCCCAGGCGACACCTTCAATCTCAACGTGACGGCGTTCGCCAGGCTCGCAACTCCGCTTTACCCGCTCATGGACAACATGAGCTTGGACTTCTTCTTCTTCTTCATCCCATACCGCCTGGTCTGGGAGAACTGGCAAAAATTCTGCGGAGAACAAGAAGACCCCGGCGACAGCACCGACTTCACTATCCCTCAGTCAACCAACGCCGCGACCTCTTGCACTCCGCAGAGTAATCTCGACTACATGGGCATACCACCTGGAACAACAGGCGCCGCGGGACTACGCACTAACGCAACTTTCAGCGCACTTCCTCTACGAAGTCTGCACCTAGTCTGGAACGAATGGTTCAGGGACCAAAACCTCCAAGACTCACTCACCGTCGATAAAGATGACGGACCCGACGCTTCCTCAACATATTGGTCGCTCCTACGTCGCGGAAAACGACACGACTACTTCACCAGTTGCCTTCCGTGGCCGCAAAAAGGACCTGGCGTCGAACTCCCCGTTGGTGGCACCGCTGATGTCGTTCGAGAAACATCCTCATCTCAGATCGGTGTTCAATACGACAAATCCACCGTCGCCAATCAAGGTGTCATGGACAACCTGATCTCCGGTGGAAGCTCCGCACCAGTCGTCCTTGACGACACCGGAATCGACGCAAACACCATGCAGTGGGGAGAATCCGTCGGCCTCATGGCCGACCTAACCACCGCCGAAGCGGTGACAATCAACAGCCTCAGAGAAGCCTTCCAGCTTCAAAAACTTTTCGAGAGAGACGCCAGAGGCGGAACTCGCTATACCGAACTGGTCAAAAGCCACTTTGGAGTTACCTCTCCGGACGCCCGTTTGCAACGCAGCGAGCTGCTAAGCACCGGCTCCTGTCCAATTATCATCAACGCCGTTCCTCAATCCACTCAGGCGACAACCGCAACTAACTGGGATACCGACGCCAAAGGCTCGCTCGCCGCATACGGCACCAGCGCCGGCCGATGCGGATTCACAAAAAGCTTCGTGGAACACGGAACAATCATCGGACTCGTCAGCGCCCGCGCTGACCTCACCTACCAACAGGGCCTACATCGAATGTGGAGTCGTTCAACCCGAAACGACTTCTACTGGCCAGCCCTCGCCAACCTAGGCGAGCAGGCCGTCCTCAACAAAGAGATCTACTTCCAAGGCCCTGATGTTCTTGACGGAAGCGAAATCGTTGACGACCAGGTCTTCGGCTATCAAGAAAGATGGGCGGAATACCGCTATGCACCAAGCAGAATAAGCGGCCTTTTCCGCTCCGAAAACGCCACACCTCTTGACGCCTGGCACCTCGCTCAAGAATTCACGTCGCTCCCGCTCCTGGATGACACATTCATCCAAGACACGCCTCCTGTCGATCGAGTAATCGCGGTTCCATCAGAACCGCATTTCATCTTCGACAGCTTCTTTTCAATCAAGTGTGCACGGCCGATGCCGCTTTACAGCGTGCCCGGCCTTATAGACCACTTCTAGTACAAGGAGCTAACGTGTGGAAAAACTTTCTCCTCGCAATGCTCGGAAGCAAACTCCAGTACGAAGTCCAAAGATGGCTCCTAACACTGGACCCAGAAAAAAGAAACGAAGCGATGCGAGTGATCCAACAACTGAGCCACTGGATGAAGACCAGCTCCTCATCCCGGACTCGTACTATCGCTTCTATCCTGTTCGGTGAAGACTTATGATTGCATTCATCGGACCAATACTCGGCGCCGCCGTATCCGGCTACTACGCCGACAAGACCAACCGCGATCGACAACGCTTCGCGGCTTACATGAGCAACACCGCACACCAACGAGAGGTAAAGGACCTCAGAGCAGCAGGCCTGAACCCTCTCCTATCGGTCAATCGCGGTGCCAGCGCTCCAGACCCGGCACTCATGAACCCGGGTCAGGGAGCTTCCGCAGCTGGCATCGCTTTTCAAAACGCCAAACTTGTCAAAGCCCAAGCTCGATCAACCAACGCCCAGGCGTACAGACAGGAACTCGAAAACGAGAAACTCGAAATCACCCGGAAGCCTTACCAGGTCATTGACGACCTCTTTTCAAAAGGAGAAATGCCAGAACTTCCGGACTGGGCCAAACAAAAAATCGAGCAGGGCATCGAAGCCACAGGACACACCTCTGCCAAGGGAGCATCAAAGTTCCCCTGGAACAAACCTGCTGACCGCAGGAAAGGCCCTGGCTCATGGAAACTCGACTACACACCTCAAAACCGCCGCAAGGCACTTGACATGCTCATCGAGCATCGAAGAAAGGGGAAAAGATGAAATCAAGACGCCGCCTCTCACGCAAGAACTCCCGTCGGTCGTTCACCAACGGAGCCGTCCGCATCAACAAGCGGAACTTCGCCGGAAACCCAATGCGTGGTGGAATCCGCCTATAATGGGATGCAATGATCCCCTTTCTGGCTGGAAATCAAAGGAGAAGACCGCTCTCGGCAAGAGAGCGGTCACCTTTGACATCCATGAAGCCTGTATCGACCTTCCGGTCAACGTGCGTTGCGGTCAATGCAACGGATGCCGACTTGATAAGACTAGAGAGTGGGCGCTGCGCTGTACACATGAGGCCGAGCTGCACGAAGACAATTCCTTCGTGACTCTCACCTACGATGACGAACACCTGCCTCTCAACAACGGCATCCCAACTCTCAGAAAACAGGACTTCGTCCTGTTCATGAAACGACTACGAAAAAAACGTGACCATCGAATCTCTTTTTTCCAATGCGGTGAATACGGCGAGCTCGGCAGACCACATCATCACGCTCTGCTCTTCAATTGTGGTTTTGCTGACCGCTATCTGTGGCGTCGCTCTGGCAGTCATCCGCTTTATCGCTCGGAAGAACTCGAAACGCTCTGGAAAGGAGGACAATGCGAAATCGGAGAAATAGGGTTTGACTCTGCTGCCTACGTGGCGGGCTACACCATGAAACTGAAACAGAACTTGAAACCCGGTCAAGAAAGAGAATACCTCACAATGAGCAGACGTCCCGCAATAGGTAAACAATGGATCGAAAAAAATATGAAAGACGTTTACCCAAGGGACGAAGTAATAACAAGACCAGGGAACAAAAACAAACCGCCACGCTACTACGACCAGCAGCTAGAGAAACTAAACCCTCAACTCCTAAAAACAATCCAAGCGAACCGACAAGCGAACCTGACCGACGAAGCCAAATCAGGCTTACGTCACCTCGCACGCGAGAAAAACATCATCGCGCGCTCTAAAGAAAAATGCAGAAGCCTTTAACTGCATTTAAAGCGTTGCGCGCGCAGCGCGCCCCGCGGGGGAGGACCCCCCCTGAAAGGCACCCCCCCCAGAACTGGAATGTCCACAGCATCCTTTGGACAACAGCAAAAGCGTTCACCCCCTATCTACGATAGGGGAAAAAGATTAGGGGAGGTAAAGCAAGGGCAAGGTATGACACCGAGGAGCGCCTTCGGCGCGCATTTAGGAAACCTTTCTAAAAAAGGAGCTACCATGAAGCTACTCGCATTTACCGTGTACGACGAGAAAGCCGAAGCCTTTGGAAAACCATTCTTCACACAGGCCATCGGCGTAGCATCAAGAGACTTCAGCGAAGCTGTCAACGATCAAAAATCGCTCCTCGCGCGTCACCCTGAAGACTTCAGCCTCTACCACATAGGTTACTTCGATGACGCAACAGCGAAATTTGATATCAACTCAACCCCGACCTTGATAGGTCGGGCTACCGATTACATCGTAAAAGGTGCTCCAGACGGAGCACCAATCCTTAAGGAGGCCTGAAATGTTCCGCAGAAATGATGGCGTGACCATCGACTGCTCCAAAGACCAAGGAAGGACCAAACAATCCTTCAAAAAGGAGTGTGACATCAATCACATCATGGCCCGATAC